TGTTGTAACATTTGCTGATACATCTGCTCCATTAAATCTTAAGAAAGTATTTGCTGGAGCTCCTCCATCAGTTAAATCAAATAACCAATCTCCTGAAAATCCACCATATAATCCTTGAGCACCAGTGGCACCAGTTGCTCCTGTATTACCAATTGGTAAAGCTGTTGAATTTGAGGTACAGCTACACCCTCCTCTGCAATTGCACATTTATTTACAGTTTTGACAATTAGTGTTCAAACACAATTTGTTTACTTGTGTTAGTATGTTGTTGAAATATGTTGAGTTTCCGCAATTTGCAGAATATATTAATCCTTTTAATAATGCATAAGCTTTAAGAGCTTTATTCATTTTGTCTTCATTACATCCATCACAATCTAAATCTAGATTTGCAAACATAGACATAACACAGCATTGAGCCTGACAATAAAATGCCTGACTAATAACTTGATGATATTCATCACCTTTGCCATCAACGACTGTATATGTAAACTTAATTATTTGATCTGCTATTGCAGAACCAGATGCTCCACCAATTACACTAGATGTAATTAAGTATTCAAATGTGGTGTCATCTGTTGGGAAGTTGCCTGTTGCAAACAGGTCTATAGAGTAAGTGTTTCCACTTGATAATTCAATTGTAAGTATTGCAGATGTTGCATATGCTGTTGCTGGATTAGGAGTGCCCCATCCATTTTCATTTGTAGTTACTGCATAAGCTCCTGTAGTTTCTACAAAAGTTAATTCTGTACAATCACTTGATTGACAGATTTCAAAATTTAATATTAATCCCATTATGTGTCTGTCTATTATAAATTAAAAGAGTTGCGTACCCTCTCTAGGAAAGAAAAAGGAAGGAAATTAAAACCTAGAGAGGAGCAACAAGATAATACATGGAGTCCTTCCAAACTCCATGTTATTTTAATTAATATTAAGGCACTAATGTTGGAGCTGCAGGAGCTAAAGGAGTTGTAGCCATCCAAGAATTAAGAATATCTAACAAATCAAGACATTCAGCAGAAGTATCTGCAGCATCTAATGTTCTGTCAAATGGATCAGCAGCAGCAGCATCAATAGATGGAGTTGCAATCATAATTCCTTTGTTAGCAAACATTCCCATGTTAGCACCAGCACCAGTTGTTACATCACTTACAGTGATTGTAAATACATTGTACAAGTATTTAACTTTAATGTTAGCAGCTGCTCCATAAGATGCAGTTGCAGGAGTTGTAATTACAAACGATTTTGAAGACTGAATATATTTAATTTCATATTGAGTTCCATCAATGTCAATAATTTCTCCTGGACGTAATCCAGTTGTTGCAGTTGCAACAGTAACAACATCTTCATTAATTACAGTTGTAACATTTCCAGTTGGAGATGTTGCAGCAGCAGCAACGTTAGCAGATGTTACAAATGTTGAAGAAGACAAATATGCCAATGTTGGTATAGGCCATTTAGTTCTGTTAAGAACACCTTCAAATTGGTAGTTGTAATTTTCTTTTGTAAATATTTGGTTGTAAGTTCCAATACCAGGATCCATTGTTTGAACAAGAGAAGAAGTAGTTGTAGTTCCAAATCCACTTGCATCATCAACTTGTGCAGAAAAATACACATATAATGGAGCGTAAGTTGTATTTTGGAATTGATTTACATCAAGACCCCACATTTCAACACCATAAGCAGAAGCTCCAGTTAACCCATAAACACCAGTTCCATTACCAATTGTAACAGCTTTAATAACTTTAATTCCAGCTGGTTGAGAACCATAAGCAGAATTGTTGATTAAACTTGTAATTTGAGTTGCAATGTTTAATTGAGTTGCAGCTGCAGCAGATGTGAAAGAAATTCTAAGCATTTCTGGACGCTCAGAGAAAAATTGTTTGTCCCATTTAAAACGGATTGACAAATTGTAAAGAGTGTCATTGTTTACTTCAATAGATCCACTAGCTGCAGTTGTAACACCATCAACTACTGATCCACGTTGGTAACCAACTGTTGCAACACAACGTCTTGCTGGAGCATAATGTTCAGCATTGTAGCTTGTTACAGAAGTTCCTTTAACTGGAAAAGAACGTTTTAGTGTGCTATCAGCTAATTTGTTAACCAAGTAAATAACAGGCTGTGTTGTGATTGTGTCTCCACCAGCTGGATTAAGAGCTGTCATGTCAGCACCAACAATAGCAGTTTGCTTAGTTAAAGCTGCAATATTAGTGTTGTTAGCATCTAAAGCTGCTCCATTACCAATAAAGATTTCATTTACATTAATAGTATTCATTATTTTTTAATTTTAAATTTTAATTGTATTTGTTGTATTTGTTTTGTTTAATTTTAAGCTAATCTAAATAATTTTGCTGCTGTTGCAGATGTAAAATACAATCTGAATGTTCCAACAGAGTTTGCTGTAGAAACTGTCAAAGTTGCACCACCTGTAATTGCTGGTGTAACTACTGCAATTGTTGCTCCTGCATCTACTGCTAATGTAACAGTGTTTGCTCCAGCTGAATTGTCAATTGCAAAATCATACCAAGAACCTGCTGCTGCACCTAATGCTGTTGCAAGAACTGTTGCTGATGGTAATACAACTGAAACTGCTGCTGCAGAAGTTGATGTCATCAAACCTGCAACTACACCTGATTGAACAGTTGTTAATGTTGCTAATGCAGTTGTGTTAACTGCTACACCAGTGTGCTTAGCTAGTACACCAGCTGCTGTTGTAAGTTGACCTGATGCTGAAAGAGTTGTAGTTGTTGTAGCTCCTAATGTTGCAGTTGTTGCAAGATCATTAATAGCATCAATAATTTCTACTATCTTATCATACTGAGTTCTAGGGAAAGCTTTAATTGAGCTTGATCCTAAAGAAGTCCCTATTGGATATTTTATTGCTGTCATTTAAATTTTATTTGATTATTTGTTTTTTGTTTATTATTATTTATAAGTATTCTAATATTTTTTTACTAAAAATGTTCTATAAAAAATTGAAACTTAAATCCTGTTAAAATATAATTACTTTTTATTCCAAATGATAAATAATTTGAAATCCATTTATCTAATGTTAATGGAGTAGGATAAAAAGTGTTTGGTACATTTCCTAAAAAAGCATCACCTACACTACTTCCAGCTGCAGAACTTCCTCCAATAATATTAAATTCACCCCATTGTGTTCCAGCATCACCTATATTTGTAGCTAATGTTCCTGGAGGTATTGCTGTTCCTGCAATAGCTTGATCACAACCGCCATAATATGATGTTCCACCATAATTTCCCGCTCCTCCTGAACCACTTGTTATTATACCTGTTGATGTTGTATCTGCTGGATCATAATATGTTGTAGTTCCTCCTGATGTTAAACCAAATATAGCTGGTACCCCTGATGCACTTAAATTGGTATAAACTTTAACTTTTGTTATTCCAGACCAACGTATTGCTTCTTTAAAACAAACTTCAGTTCCACCTATTTGAATTAATGATAAATTTTTTCCATCGTAACCCCATCCAGAAGATGATGTAAATCCTGTTCTTTCAATAACATTTGCTGCATTTGCAGCCATAAGTATTTTTGTTGCACTTGTTGTATTTGCTGTAATTACTCCACTATCATATTGTGTTGTTGCTGGTGATGACCAAGTCCATGCACCAGGTAATGGATTTTCTATACATACAAATTCATAAGATCTTCCATCAGGAGGTATTTGTGCAGGTACATTAATTGGATAATTATTAATTTGTCCACCTATATTAGAAGGGTATAATACTAATATAGTGCTTGTCATATTTACAACTCTTACACTTTTACCTGTTGTTGGCTGAGGCAATTTAGCTGCATAATTTGTTGATGTAACTGTTGTAAAAACATTTACTCCATATGATAAAACAGTTAACGTTCCAGCAAATGTGGTAGAAGTTGCTGATAAATTTTTACTAACATTTACAACAATGCCATTATTTATATTATCAATTATTTCTACTATTTTATTATATTGTGTCTTTGGGAAAGCTTGCACTTTTGACCCTAAAGATGGATTTGCTGGATATTTAATACTCATTTTGAGTTAATTTAATTATTCGTTTGTTTTATCTATTGTATTGTATGTTTGTTGTCTTCTTGCTTCTATATCTTCTAAAGCTAATAACACTGCTCCATCAACTAATTCATCATGTAGATGATCTGATAATTCACAATCAACTATTGGAACTATTGAACTGATTGATACAGGTCTTCTGATATATCTTAATCTGTAATTAATTATTGAAGAATTTGTATCATGAATTAATTCTACTCTACCATCTTCCATAAGTCTTAAGATTCTGTTCTTGCTTGCCTTAAGAAATGCATTACCTATAACCTTATTTATATCATTATGCTGAATTCCATACACATTAACTGTTTCCTGAACCTGAGCATTGTTACAATCTGGATAAGATATAAGTGCTCTTTCTTGTAAAATAAACCAATGGTCTTGAGGTAGATTTACAAACTGTGCTGTAACATCTATATTATCAATAGCATTAGGTAATGGAGCAAGTATAGCATTTGATACAATTGCTTTTAAGTCTTCAGTTCTCTTTTGAGTTTCTTCAAAAGATTCTCTCTTGATATTGTTAGACCCATATCTTTGTTTGACTAATCTTTCTTGAGCTTGATTTAATAACAAGTCAATTTCTGTATTGTCAAAGTTTGGATAATTTAAACTGTCTGCTTTATCTAACCTAAACTTAAATGCAACTACCATTTCTGGTGCAGTCATCTATTAATCTTCTTTAGTAGGTTTCTTTACATCTTGTTTAGCAGCAATTTTAATTGATTGCTTTTTAGGATCTTTAAAGAATTCTAATACACCATCAATAGATGATCCAAGAGATTCTCCCTCATAAACATAGTAGTTTGATTTCTTTGTAAGCTTTCCTTGCTCAAGTAATTCTTCAATCATAACTCTGGTTGACAAATCTTTATCTGATGCAATTTCAATGAACTTCTTTGGATCATTCTTAAGCTTCTTATACAATTCAGCTTTAATAATTGTCTCAGACAAGTTATCAATTCCACGCATAGGAACTCTTTCAAATCCATTTAATATTTTAAGCAAGCCTTTCTTTTCTGCTGTAGTTGTTGCTGAGAATTTCTCCATTGCAGTTAATTCAACATCAGCTTGTAGTTCTAATTCTTTTGCTTGTGATTCTAAATCCTCAACAAAGAATTCAACATTAGGGTTTGCTTTAATTTCTAAAGAACTCTTAGCAACATTACTTCTTTCACAAAGTGCTTTAAATTTAACAACATCCATAATTGATGATGTTGGAAATTTAGTAGCTTTGTCATTGTTTAGTCTTAGTTCTAATTGTCCCCAAAAATCTGCATTAGTTTTACTGAAATGTCCTTTAGGCAATCCTAGTTCTTCTGCATATTCAACTTCCTCTTTGTGAGTTAGTCCTGTTTTATATAATCCATCATGATCTAATTGAGCTCCAGTATAAACTGTTCTTGTTTTAGGTAGGGAAGAAACTCCTGAGAATTTAGCCTTAACATGTGGTTTGATGATGTACGTTTTTTGTTCCATTTTAATTTTCCTTTTTTTAATTGTTTCCTTTTAATCTTTTGTTGTTATTAATATACAGATTAAATCACTAATTAGCAACTTAATTAACTGTTAATTTAATAATAAGTGTAGAGAGGATGTTTTAAGTCCTCTCCACATTATCATTAGTATTTAATTTAAGACATAGAATCTACGTCTAAAATAAATTGAGCAGCATTACTAGGGTCACGTAACAATACACCTTGTTCTGTCATGATATGGAATTCATATCCATCAACAGCTGTAGCAGATGTTCCGTTTTTCTTAGGACCATAAGGGCCATACATACCTTCAACATAAGTACTTACAGTCTCACGACCTTTAGTATATACTTTTTGGATAGATGGTTCACCTTTAGAATACGACTTGAAATTTAAGAATGTTGCTTTATAAGACTCAGCTGGTAAACCAGTGTGAGGGTGCAACAAACGATTTCTCATTGTAGAGTTGTATGGTTTGTATTCTTGTAATACAAATGAATCTCCATTCAAACCTGTGTATTTAGTAAACTGACCACCTAATTGCAAGTCTTGACCTGAACCAGAGATGAATTTACTATCCACTAATGTGAATCTTGAAGCAGAAGCTTTCATTGCTTGGTCAAACAAATCCATGAATCCACGGCCACATAGAGCAACATATTCACGAGGACCATCTTCAGTACCATTGTATGACAAGTCATTCATGAACTTACGGATAGTGTCTTCAGTTAAAGTTGTGTAGTAACGTTTGTTACCAGCAGCAATTTGTTGTTCTAGTCCAGCACCAGTATAGATAGTGTTTCCAGAAGCACCTTTCATATCAGTTGTACCATTAGTCTTAACATTAGACTTACCATACATCAACATGATTTCTACTTCATCCATCCACTGACACCAAAATTCCCACTCATTATACTTAACCCAAGTAGATGCTTGTTCAGAACCATCTGGATTAGTTAATTTAATGTTTAGAACTTTGTCATGAGCAGCACCTGTAATGCTATAAGACTTACGCAATGTAGTCATATAATTCTCCAACAATAGTGGAGTTGCATAGTGTGTTTCTCCTGATGTACGGGAATGGTCATTTTCAACAATGTTGAAATCTTTAGACAATTCTTTTCCAACTGCTAATAAAGCTGCAGGAATGTAATCAGCTTGATTGTTTGTAACCATTTGACATGTCATAATGAAGTCAACTCCATCATACTCAACTGCAGAAACTACTCTGAAAGAATAACGTGCATCATCTGGAATTAAAACGTCACCTTCTGTAAACCATTTTTCACCAGTTCCAATTTGGAATGTTGAAGATGCAATACCAGGATAAGTTGTTGCTCCATTAAATACAGCTTTAGTGATAGGCACTGCCTTACGGCTATCTCCCATTACACCCCAACGATAGATAATGTCATTTAGTTCTTTAGCTTTACCAACACCACCTGTCAACAAAGACAAAGCATTTTTAAAACCATTTTGTTTGTTATAAATACGTGTTACAACTTGACTAGCCATTTCAGGCTCAGTTAAGAAGAAAGTACGTAAGTGTGTTGCTTGGGTTAAACCAGCATGCCAGTTACCTTGGCTTATTTGTAATCCACTTATTTGCATTTTTGTTTATATTTGATTGTTTAATTAAATTTTTATTTATACAGCTAGTTTTCTAAATCCAGCAAAACTATTTGTCTGCTCTTTTTCTTCTCTTGTAGTTCCAGACTTAATCTTGCTTCTTCCATCTGAATAGTTTGATAGTTTCTTTTTAACTTCACTAACAACTTTATTCTTTAGGTTCTTTTCAAGTTTACTAGCATCCCAATTGTTTTTCATTAGGTATGCAAAGATGTATCTTGCTTCTGGTCCTTTATCAATTGAATCCTTTTGATATGCAGTGGCTCCTGTTTTCTTATCAACAATCTTAGTCATATAATCCCAAAGATCTTGTTTAGTTTTAGAATTAAATTTGAATCCAGATATTTCTTCTTTCTCAAATAAACCTTTTTTAAAAGAATCCCATTCTTGTCTCTTAACTTCTTTCTGCTCTTCAGCATATCTTTTTTGAGAGGCAACTAGGATGTCTTTTTGTTCTCCTTCTAATTTTTGAAGTCTCTTAAGATGTGATTCAGCTTTAGCTTCTAATTTTCCTG